ATCTGCTGGACAGGGCTCAGGAATCGCGACAGGCAGTGAAGCTCACGAAGAGCGGCACAGTAGGGATGGACCCCGATGAGCTGGTGCTAGTACACGACAGGCTCAGAGAACAGCTGGAGCAGCCTGCCCGTGTCGGCACTCGGAACCAGAGGCTCTTCGCTATCGGATGTCAGATGTTCGCGTCTGACTACCCGAACTGGGACCGTGCGATCATCGAGCGTGGGCAGGAGCTCGGGCTCGACGTGACGGAGATGCACTCCATCATCGAGAACATCATCAAGTACGGCTGAGACAAGCACAAGAGGGGGTGGCTTCGGCTACCCCCTCTTTTGTTTTTCATGTTACAATGGGGCCACAGACCCATGCGACGGAAGGAAACCATGGCTGAGACAGAGAGGGAGCTGGCTGACCTGGAAGCCGCTCTCGCACAGGAGTTCGGAGTCTTCGCAAGTACGGCGGGCCAAGCGAAGACAGCTGACGCAGTCACCGACATCATCATCCCTCGGAGCCAGAGAGGTCGAATGCCTCTGTCACGGGAGGACTTCGCGGTCGCGGAGAACCCGGCGCTGGTGGAGTGGGAGCGTGAGGTCCGATGGTACATCAGGAACCTGCGCCCGTCCACCCGCGTCAAGGGTCACAAGATCAACGCAGTCATGATCTTCGAGACCGTGACCGGCAAGACGATCCGAGAGATTCAGGAAGAAGAGCAGGTCGACAAGGACAACTGGCGTGGTGGTGCGGCCAACGGCTCTGCCAACATGCACCTGCGCCACATCAACAAGATCCTCAAGGAGTACTTCGGCGAGCCTCGCAAGACGACGATCCTCGGTCGGCCTGTCGGCAAGGCGTACGACGTGCACAAGGGCTTCCGCATCTACCGGAAGAAGCCGTACTGCATTCAGCTTTGGCCGGAGTTCGAAGCAGGGGTGCTGGACAAGGACAGTGCCTAGGAAGGGTGAGCCAGGCTACGAGCGCTGGCAACTAGTAGAGAAGCAACGGTTGTGGCGGATTGAGAACGAGAACAACCCGATCAACCCGTTGCCAAAGAAGGATAGGGTGATGCCAGAAACCTACTCACTTGAGGAGGCATACTGGCATAAAGTGGGGTGTGATTGTGCATCGTGTAATGATGCCGTGGCTAAGGCAGTCAAGCAAGTGCGGCTAGACACGCGCCCTATTCCACCCGCTGTCAGAGGACTAGCGAGTCCCCTTCCACAATTGTCTGATCAGACACTGCGCCACCTTCGAGCCGTCGCAGCAGAAGTTCTATCGATGCAATGCTCCCCATCAGAGTAGCATCGAGCACCGTGCGTGCTGCCATGACATCGAGCAGGTCAGGCGACCGGAGGTAGATCGTCCCGATCACTTCGAGCCGCTGGTCCCACATCCACTCCATGCGAGTGTCAGTGCTGTCCTTCGCAGTCTTGGGTGTCTGAATGCGAGGACGCTTGATGGGTACGAGTTCGCCGCTCACAGTGTGACCTCGATCCGGGAGGTGTCCTCTGCGGGTCCAGCAGCCTCGTGACCTGCAGTGAGGTCATGCAGGATGACTTCCTTAGCGTTGCGGACAGCAGGAGCGGTGCCCGTGCGACGCGTACCGGTGTACCGGTTCAGGATGATCTTCTGAGCACGGATGCGCTTGTTCACAGCGCGCCGGTCCTTGTCAGCGCTCGTCGCCATGTCGTACAGGTTGCGTGCGATGACCTCCCAGACCGGCATCTCAAGCCGACTGATGTCAGGCCACTCAGGATTCTTGGCGACGTAGTCCAGAGCCTCACGAATGCTCTTGTGTCGCCCCTTGCCGTGGCTCATCAGCACTCCCTGAAGTAACGACGCTTGATCAACTTGAGGTCGTGGAATCGCTTGTCGGCGCGCTCCTGGTTACCGGCTGCTTCCAGCCAGCTAACCTTATCCCGGAGCTGCTCGATGGCCCTCATGTAGACGCGTTTGGTGAACCTCATTACCACACCCCTGAGTAGTCTTCGACGTACGACGTGTTCATCGACGTCTGGTTTGTATTTTGGAGGGTGCCGAAGAAGTTGATTTCCTTCGTTGCCTGCACCACGTATCGAAGAGCATCCATCATGTGACTGTACTTGTTGTGCACAGGCTTCGGGGAATAGTCACCCGTCGACTCATTGTAAGAGTACTTGTAGTTCTCCATGCAGTCGAGAATGCGGTCACAGTTGGGTCGCTCGGAAGTCTTGTGCTCGGTCTTCTTCAGACCGTTGATGTACGTGTTGTACATCTGGAGGCGGACGCTCTGGACCATCGTGATGATGTCCGAAGCATCCGTGTTCGGGAGGCCCTTGGCCGTCCACACGTTCTGGCTCTTGGCGAGCACGTACACGTTGGGGAAGCGCTGACGCATGAGGTCGGCGGCAGTCGTGCTGACAGCGGCGACGTGGTGCTCACCATCCCAGGGTAGGATGATCTGCTGAAGCTGACTGAACCACGGCTTCGTCTGGAGGATATCCACGTACTCCGGCAGCGCCTTACCGTGGCCCTCACCACAGTCGATGAGGTAGAGCTTCTTGCTACCGGCATCCCACTGGAATGCGATCCAGGCTGTAGCGTCAGAGTGGTTGCCAGCAGAGCCGATGTCGAACGCACAGTAGATGGGCTTGGCCCTGTCCCAGTTGAACGGGTCGTCACGATGCTCGTCCTTGAGTTTCGAGAGAGCCTCACCATAGACAGCGGCGGCGTCCATCTCTTCGAACGAGACATGGTACTCTTGCTGGAACATACGAGCGTTACCGAAGCGGCGCAGGTAGGAGTCTTCGATGATGGCCAGCTGGTCCTGTGTGAGCAGGACGGGGAGCCCGTTCCGCACCATGATTGCGTTCAGGTCATCGATACCTCGGGTGATGATCTGAGCGTCAGGACGGTTCTCCACCGACTTGATCAACTGCCACAGCGAGTTGTTGCGCTTGCCACGAGGGGTGGCGGCAATCATCAACCGCTTGTGACCGTTCTCCGAGTCGATGATGGGCTGCAGACGAGGGATCGGGTCTTCCTTCGTGAACAGGGAGAGTTCAGTGAACGAGTAGTCATCGAACGACGTACCAACGCCGTTCTGACCCTTGCCAGTCTGGAAATATCCCATGACCTTGAGGATCGACTTGTTCTTGAAACGGCCTTCCATGACCGTCTCCTTCCAGTCAACGAGCGAAGAGGGCACGTTGTCCTGGAGCATCTTGATCTGGAGCTGACGCTCTTCATCCCAGTAGGACTTGTCCCACAGAATGTTACGGATCGAGGGAGAGTCTGTACCGACATAGACGCCGGTCGTCTTGGGGAATTGGAGCCGCGCACGCGTGGTCTCCATGGACATGGACGTGTCCTTCCCACTCTGCCGAGAGAGTACAGCGATGCCGTACCTCTTGGTCTGCCACATCTTGTGGAGTTCAGCCTGGTATGGACGAGGCTTATAGAACTGTGGGAAGGACGACGCCATGTTACTCGTTCACCACCGGAGCGGTCTCGGCGATCGCCTTGTGCGACCACATCGATGCGTTCTCGAGCTCCGTGAACGCAACGGACTTGGCACGTCCCGGAATCAGGAGCGCGTCGAGCTTCTCGGCGAACTCCCGGAACAGGATGCGGACTTCCCGGTGAGTGGGAAGGGTCGCATTCGCACCTTCGATCGTCGCCTTGTGGAACCCGAAGCGATGCTCGATCTCTGCGGGTCCAAGCGACTGGTTGACAGGGGCCGTGTCGCTCATCAGGACTGCTTGTCCTTGAGCGCGCGGACCGCGTCCTTCTGGGTGGCGAGGGAACGGAGGGTCAGCTCACGGCTGACACCCGGCTCCTTGCTGTCCACGATCGCCTCGTAGAGCGAGTCGAAGGCGTCGCCGATCGCGTCCTGGTTCGGGTTCTCGCCCGCACCGACCGTGTCGTCTTCGCCGTCGCCGCGCTCACGCTCGACGGGCTCGGTGTCATCGACGCCGTTGCCCTCGACCGCCTGGCGCTGCTGCTCGGTCGTCTTGTCGGCGTCCTGCTTCGGATCCGACTGCTTGACCTCGTCCGCCTTGGCGGCTTCCGCCTTCTCCTTGGCGGCCTTCTGTGCGGCACTCTCTGCCATTGTCTTCCCTTTCTTGATCAGAGGATCAGGTTCGGCGGCACTCCCATGGCGTTGAGGAAGACGCTGTAGTCGTCTTCTTCCTCGCCACTCATCCCCGACTTCGACGGAATGCCCGCCTGCGGACCGGTCGCCTGGTCCGTGGTGAACTGCCCCGTCTGGTTTCGGGTCTGGCCCTGTGCCTGCTGCCGCTGCTGCTCCTGACGCGCCTGGACACTCTGCCCCTGCGCCTGGCTCGATGCGAGATCCGCTCGAATCGAGTTGATGATCGGCTGCAGATTCGTCTGGAAGCCGATCAGCTTCCCGTTGATCTTGTACTGGTACGCCTCGGCGATACCCATCACACGCTTGGCGAGTTCGGGATTGAACTGCTTCGTGTTCGGGATCAGGTCCGGGTTGTTCTGGAACAGCTGGACGCTGTCCTGGATCACGCCCATGAGCGGAGCGATTTCACGCTGACGCTCCTTGACGATCGAGTCGGCCTCTTCCTTGAGAAGCTGGGACGTGGCTTCCTGCCAGTCCTTCGCTTCCTGGGAGTCACGGATCGTGATGTCCGGCGCACCCGGCGTGAGGCCGGGAACCTTCTGACCGACGAGACGGTACGGGTGCTGCTGGATCGCCTCGAAGTACTTCGGATCGACCTTGCCACGGAGCTCTTCCATGGCCGCAGCCTGGAAGGACTGTGTGACCCGCTCTTCGATCTTCTCCGTTGCTACAGCGAACTGGGGGATGACGGCTGTTGCGTCGAGTCCTCCGGCTCCGGGAACCACTGTTCCTGCGGGTGAAACAGGCTGTCCAGCATCGGCAGCACGTTCTCCCTCTGCGCTTCCGGCAGGGGCAGAAGGGTCTCGAACCTCTCCAGCACCGGCTTGGGATTCAGCTCCTCCAGCCTGTGCCTGATTCGCGTCTGCTCCTGCTCCAGCTCCTTCTCCAGCAGCAGCAGATGCCTCATCTCCAGTTGCAGCACCGCCTGCCGCTTCTGCACCTTCCGCTGCTTCCTCGTCGTCGCCGTCCTTGTAGACGTCAGACCAAATCTCCGCAAAGACTGGGTCAATGACATCAAAAAGGTTGGCGTGCGGAGGGAGCTCCTGTGGCTGCTCTTCCCCGTTCGGCTGTGCATCACTCACCGCTCAGCTCCCCGATTCGGACCTGCATCTCTTCGCGCTCCTTGTCCGTGACCATGAACTCGGGGTTGTCGAAGTCGACGAGGTACTGGAACTTCTCGATCATGCCCTCGGGTCCGAGCGTGAGGTACACGAGGTCGGCCACCGCCGCGTGGAGGATCGACCGCTTCTTGTCGTTGAAGCGGAGCTTGCCCCACTCGATGCCCCACCGGTTGTTGAGCGCGGTCCACCGAACCATGAGGTCCATGTACGCCTCGCGGTGAAGCTGCCAGTCGTCGATGTTCTCCTTGAAGAGAACCTCGCGCGGCTTCGGGAACGACTCCCGGAGTTCGTGCAGGGCCTCTTCGAGCATCCGCACCCGGTAGATGATGTACGGCTCGACGTCGTAGTACTTGAACCACGGCCACTGCCGGAGGATCGAGTCCACGACCTCGACGGACAAGTCCGACTTGGTTGCGAACAGGACGCCCTCGATCTGGTCCTCGAAGATTTCGAAGAACGTGTGGTCGTACTGCTTCTTCTGCGCGTTCGCCATGGCGCGCTGGAAGTCAGGGTCGTTCCTGATGTCGTCCGGATCGAACGCCTCCAGGTTGCTGGGGTCGAAGGGCTTCGGCTCTTCGACCTCCAAGGCTTCATCGAGGATCTTGTTGGGGTCGTAGTCCTCGACGACCTCGGTCTTGTCATCCGACATTGTAGGTGCTCCTTCCAAGCACGGTTTCACGGTACATGCGGTCGATGGTCTCGCGCACGCTCTCGATCGTGTAGCACAGATCGATGTCGACGTAGACGGTCTGAACCGTCGACGGAACCAGGTCACGACCACCGAAGTAGTTCATCACTTCTTCGTAGTCGAAAGCACGGCGGGTGCCGTACTGATGGATCTTGAACGGCATCCGAGGATCGATGTAGATGCCGACCTGCGACGTGGGCATGCTGATCTTGATCTCGATCTCGCTCTGCTCGTCGCCAGCGATTTCGAAGGTCTCATCGATACCACCGTCGGGGCGGTACGTGTTGATGGTCTCGACGTTTGCCGTGACCGTCTTGACCTTGCGGACCATCCGCTTCTTCGGGATCGCAGGCTTCATGACCTCGTCACGGTACCAGACACGACCGCGGCTGTCGATGCGGAGGATGTCGTTGAGACCGTGCGTGTTGAACGTCAGGCCCGCCCGGTCAGCGACCTTGTCACTGTACGGCACGTTGAGCAGACGAGCGAGCTCACGCGGCGGGTACTGCGCCCACTGTTCACGGGGGATGGCGTACACCGGAGGTGGCGCGCTGTCGCCCGGAAACGGCCCGGTGATACCCTCGGGACCGGGGCGGGCACCGGGGTCCGGAGCGGCTGAGGTCGCCTGAACCGCGCGGGAGTACGCCGCCATTGCCGCCTGAACGGCGGGGTCCGACACCGCCTCGCTGACCCAGTCCGTGTACGTCTGAGGCTGCTCGCCGGAAGCAACGACAGCTTCCTGAGCAGCCTCATATGCAGCGTGGCTGAGAGCAGGGTTCACGTTCTCGGGTGCGCCGATCGTGATGGTCTCGACCTGCTCGATGGTCGTCGGGACCTCGATGTCTTCCTCGTCTTCGCTCGACGGCGGCTCGACGTGGTCGGGGTTGAGATGCTTCTCGTGGATGGTTCGGAGTTCGTCCTCCTTCCAATCCACGTACTTGTTCTCACTGTCGGTGAACTCGGGGATGCTCATCCCCATTTCGACGGCGCGCTGCAGTTCACGGTACAGGCGCGTCTTCTCGGGCAGAGTTGCCACGGTTCCTCCCTGGTCGGATGGGGGCCATTTCGGCCCATTGAGGCCATTCTACCCCGGAACCGCCCGCCGCGCGCTAGGGCCGCGTGGTCTTCATCGGCATCGGCACTCCGTTACGAGTGACCTGTGTGCCGGACTCTACACCACGGTAGGCGTTTCTCCTGTACTCGAATGTATCGACCTGACCACGCTCTGTACCGATGTTCGCGGACTGCTGCATGAGGAAGAACTGCACGAAATCCAGCTGTCCGAACGACTGCCAGTCCGTAGGAGAGTCGTCGCCGGGCACAGTGTCGTGGATCGAGTGTGCGAAGAAGCGCCACTCGATCATATCCTTCTTGACCTCGAAGTA